AGTGTTTTGCCTGCGCCTGTTGCTACCTCTTGTATTGACTGAGGGTTAGCTAAGAATTCGTTTACTACGGTAAGTTGATAATCTCTAAACTTAACGGGCTCACCTTCTTTAGGATGACCTTTTGACCAACTACAATGACTAAAAGTATCCTCTTCAATCTGTTTAAAATTGAATGTTGTGCTGTATGTCCGCAAATCTTCCAACTGAATGTCATACCCTGCACTATCTAGAATGGGGAGAATCTCTGGTAATAGGTTTACAAATGTACTACCACCTAGACTAAAGAAACTGATTTTACCATTCCAACGACCAAGTCGGACACTTGGCAAATACCTTGCGCCTGGCTTCTCATATTCAAATTTCTTCATCAATGCTTTGCGGTCACCTAGTTCTAGGCCTTCAATCTTTACATTGACTTCATCTTTAATTATTAGTTTGCATTCTCTCATTGTATTGTTACCGGGTCGTTGTTTACTATGTGTATCACTTTACTGGTGCCATACGCATATTTTAATGCGTAATTTGCTGTGGCCACCTTGCCAGTTATCAGTACAGGAAATTCGTATTGATTTATATCACTGAGTATCTGTGTATCTTTATTCCTAATAACACATGTTATTTTATTTTCTATCAATGACTTAGCCTTATGTAGATAGCCTATCTTAAATGATTCATTCAATATAATCAGATCAGGTTTTATCTGTAACAGATAATCTACTAATTTTTCATCTCGGTAATTGAATTCAACTATGTCATTTATTGCAAAATCAATTTCTGCCTGTGAAAACTTGTTTAAGTATTCATCAATCACAGACTGATCAATATTGATTCCGGATCGTTTCAATCTAGGTAGTAACGCAATATCAATTTCAAAAGATAAATGTTTTATAGCCTGTTGCAATGTATTTGAAGTGGCAACTACATAGAAGTTGTTATTTACATAACAGAATGTAGGGTTCCATATTTTTGCATCATAGACAGAGGTAGAATCCAACATAGAGTTTATATTGTCACAGTAATTAATTTTAGTGTAATGTTTTTCAATAGATGCCTTAGTGACCTTTAGTGTATAACTATTTGCTGGCATTCTCCAAAATCTATCTTCTCTATTCCAAATAGGATTTATTTCTAAATTTCTAAATTCAGAAACAAAATCTTTTTTATATGGACTACGCAAAATCAATTCATCATCAACCAATAACAAATGCACTTCGGTGAATTGAGGTAAACTTGGAATAGGAATGTTGTCCCACGGCAAGTTTAACAATTCATCAACATGAATTTCTAATTTTTCTATTTGTTTTTTATATCTAGATGTAATCTTATCCAGCAACGATGCTTGATTAGTAGTCAATGGTTTTTTATTGACCAAATGCATTGTTTCTAAGTTGGATAGGAACCTTTTATCATAAGTACCTAACTTTATTGTTGATACAAGAAAATAAATTAATTGTTCTTTAGTTTTCGGTTTTGATATCATCTAGTTATTATAATACTTATGCATGGATAAAGCAAACACAAAGGCAAAAAAAGGAGACCGTAGTCTCCAAAAATAGGGTGGGGACTTATTGACATTGCCCCGGCCTTCACACGGCGTTAAACTTTCATGCAAGTTGCCTTAGCAAGATTCTGCCAATTGCTCGGACTAATCTTGACCAAGTCTGCAACCTTCAATGCCATACGCAAGGACACTTCACGCAATTTGTTGTGATTGTCCCACATGTAACTCATAACATCCGATGATTGTTCATCGGATAAATCATAGTCAGCAAACAGACCGCCATCAGCATCACGATGAACCTGCTTGATACGCAACATTTTGTCACGTTCACTGTTGATAGTGAGGTCCAGATAGTGACAACGACTTTGCAATGCATCCAAGTGAGCCTTGATTTTGTTGCTACGACGGTCAGCAAAATTCAAGTTAGTGATAAAGATCACCGAGCCATTGAAGTTGAAAGTATTAGGGATACCTTCTTCACGCAAAATGCGACTGTCTTTGTTCCAACTGATTCGGCGAGTTTTGCCTGAATCCAAAGCACCTTTCAACACATTCAATGCATCAGGGTCTTCCCAAATGTCGCAGTCATCAAAGACCAAAACATTCTTACTGTCAGAATATTTGTACAGTTTAGAGAACAAACCAATACCTGACATTGCGCCTTTCACAATGTCAAAGCGAGGACGCTTGCCTGCAATTTTATCAAACAAACTTGCTTTTTCCATTTGCAAAGAGACACCGTGTGATTTGCCGACTCCAGGGGGACCTGACACAATCATAGCACGAATGTTGCCTGCAATACATGCGGCACTCATTTCATCAAGCACATTGAATCGGCTAGCAATGCGATCCATTGCCTCTACCTCAGACTCAGTAACCTCTGGTTCAACTGCAACAACAGGCTCAGTGCCTGACACAAATTGCAAATCATTTTGCGTATCAACATTAACCCTGATAAGACCACTACGTCCCGGGAATTGACCTTCATTTTTCACTGTAACAAACCCACCTTTCGTACCTGTTTGATACCCTTTCACCAATGTGAACACTTGATTAGCAATCGGCTGATTGCGATATGTGCCAGAAACAATGCGAACAGTAGACATTTAAACTCCTATATTAGTCACTGAAAAATACAATTATACACCCTAGTTGATTTATTGTCAACCGTTTTATGCAAATGTATTTGTAGTACTTTCTTTTACAACCTTAAAGGCTTCTAATGTCTTTTTAGGTTGTGCCAAAGGATTCTTTGCTATGAATTGCATCATTGCAAAAGAGGTCAATCCTAAAAATTTACCTTCTTTAGCTATCACGTTGAGAGCGGTTTCCAATTTCATTAGAGTTCCTTTAATCAATCAATACATGTATTATATAGCCAAAGTGATTTAATGTCAACCTTTTGCTAGATGCCATTTATCAACACTAAAGTATTCAAAATTGTCTATTGTGCGTCTACAAAAAGAACCATTAACTTGTAGTACTTTTGTATTAAGAAACATATCATTCCAAATATGTTCTAAAGGATTACTAAGTTGAATACTAATTAGTACACCAGCATTTAGCTTAAGATCCTTGAGCCAATATTGATTAGTAGTAATTCGTTTAGTTTTTCTAACTATCATCTTCAATGGTTGCAATTCTACAGAAAGTTTCAATAGTTTAGGCTTGTTTTCTTTGTCTAATTTTTTAAAGTTTTGATTTGCATCAACTGCACACCGAACTTCATCAATGTTAACATCGTACTCATAAAATATAGGTAGATAGTATGCTAAGCCTAACATGTTTTCTCTAACCATACGACCATCACCATGTACAAATGTGTTTAGATCCTTACGATATGCGGTCATATTCGGATTGTCATTTCGCAATGTTAACATCATAATTTTTTTACTGTAGTAGTCACGAATTTTCTTAGCCATTTCAATATCGGCATCGGCGACCTTACTAAACAATTCATCCTGTAATAGCTTGCCTATACCTGAGTGACCATTATCACGTAGTCTTTTCCAAGCAACACTTAATGCTAGTACATCAGTTGGTGTTTCATATACTTCATACTTTTTGACATGAGGATGCAAATTGTTTTCCGAAGAAAACATAAATGATCCATTTAACTGAGCCAAAGGTTGAATTGCGTGTAACTGTTTAGGTGTAAGTGATGTATTTGTTAAACTAACTGGGCTAAGGTTAACAAAATTATTTGATGTTATATTTGAATAACTCATATTGAAATATCTTCCATTCCTGCTGTGCGTAAACGCACGATATGTCCCATCTGCCATTGCTTGGCTTCAAGACCCTTCATAATACCTAACCAACGATTACGCAAATATGCTACTTCGTTAATTAAGGTTTCGTAGTCAATCACTTCATCTTCGCCGTCTACATACTTTTCTGCATCACGGCTTGTCAATGCTCTATTATACGCTTCTAAATATTTTTGAAAATGTTTTCGGCGAATTTTCCGTAATTGAATATTTAGGTAATTTAATACTGCTTCAATTTCTTGAAGTTGATTGAACCTATGTTCCGTAACGCCGGGCAAGGCCGCGATGTTCTTTTCTACGTTACCGTAAATCTTAACATCACTTTTTGCTGAACTTAATTCTATTTCATATTGAGATATGAAATCCGGTATTACAGTTAGGTCACTGCTAATACGGGTATACCAATTCATTTAATCCCACTCGTCGGTATCTTGTTCTTCTTCTTCGTATTCTTCATCTTGGAAATGCTGTTCAGCATAACCTTTTAACGCGGTAGTGATATCTTTGTCCTTAAAGGTATCTTTAATTTCATCGACCTCATAATTGTTATCAATCAACAAATTGACTAATGTATCTGCGGCATCACCGCGATCAATCAAATCAATATGGTCACGTAATGCATCCCAAACTTCGGCAATCAAATCTAGTTTCATTCTTCAGGCTCCTCTGTTGCTTCAGTACTTAGCTTTTTTCCATGATTTTTGCTAAACTCTTCCATGACTTTATCTAAGCAACCACCTTCATTTGACTCCCAACCTTTACGGAACATCTTTAATATTTCTCCGTCATCAGTTGTATATGATAAACGATTACCTTCTTTAGTTAAGAGTTCGTTCTTCTCAAACAAATCAAGCAGACCGCTATACGGGTTCATACCGGTTTCGTATGGAATCTTAATCTGTAATGTTTCAAAAGGTTTAGAATATCGTGTTTTCATAATCTTACATGCGGCACGAATACCTTTTACTTCTGAGACTTTGTTACCATCTTCATCTTCTTTGAGTTTGAGTTTCTTCATAGCAACAAGAATACTACTTGCGTACACAAAGCCTTGACCACCTGATACTTTGTCATCTGGATCAAACATATCCTGACTTGCATATGTATGATTAGTTGCAACCATACCAATGTTCAAACTACCGAACATGTTAACAGAGTTACGAACAAGTGCAGCCAATGCTTTAGGCTTACGACCCATGTCGCCCTTCATATCACCTGCCTCAAACTGATTTACATCAGTTGGAGTCAATAACATTCCCAAGCTATCAATGACAAACAATACTTTAGGTCTGTCTTCTTGCGGGAGTGTTTTATAATCAGTCACAAATTTACTGATTGTCTTGGCTACATCATCAATCATAGCCATGTTTAGTTTTAATAGTTTACTTTCTGAGGTATCAACACCTAAGGCGTGTAACCATTTCTCATCTAATGCGTTTTCCGAATCAATGAGTACAACAAAGATACCTTGTTGTTGAGCATGGCGTACCAAGTTCCCAGAACAGATAAAACTTTTCCCAGAACCTGACTCTCCAGCAAATACAGTAACTTTGCCCAATGGTACACCTTTATTAAAATCACCACTAATAAGATAGTTAAGTGCGTAATTTCCTGTGTTAATCCAATCAGTTGGGTCGTTAAATCCAATGCTTAATCCTTCTATACTTTTTGTTATTTCTTTTCTAAATTTACTTACGTCGAATGGCTTACCCAATTTTATCTCCAATCATCTTTCCATTAGTATACACGCTAAACGGTTGTTTATCAAGTAACTCGGGACAATTATCCGCAATTGCATCTAATTCATAGTCAAGGGGATAATGTCTCAATGCCGCTCTTGCGCGGTCACGAACTATACTAGGAACTCTGGGTGTTTTGCCAGGGTCGCATAGTTCTTCCAATAATTTTTTACCTTGCTTAATGGCTCGGTATCTTTCATCTGGTAGTGTCATAACTTCTCCTTAATAGGGAGAGGTTTCCCTCTCCCATTTCATTTAAGCAGTTTTAGTTTGACGGGCACGAATCATTGCTAGAATGTCCTGTGCCTTATCACTACTAGGAGTTGCTTTTGGAACTGTGATCGGTGTTGAAGCCGCTTCTGGCTCATCATCTGACCACGGTGCTGACTCTACAACGGGTGCTGATGCGGGGGCGCTGGTATCAGCAGGCGCTTGTGTTGCTGCCGCATTTGACCCACTAGGAGCGTCAAGACCATATGGTCTATAATAATTACCCCAACGTTCATTGTCGTAAGGTTGTCCATCTACGCTTGCCTCAAACATTTCTTTGATAATGCGTAGTTCTGCTTCACCTGGCTTCTTAGGCAAGAAATCAGACATATTGAACAAACCATGTGCTTCAATCGCTGCCATTTCTGCTTCGGTCAATGCACTTTCTTTACGTGCCCAATTACTTGTTGAGTAATCTGCATAACCACCTTTACTTGTTTTCTTAACGTTGAAGTCAAGACCACGCATATAGTCAGTTGGCAATTCTTCCATCTCAGGGTCCATCAAACTTGATTTGATGATTGTAAAGATTTGTGGACTGATAACAAATCTACGAATTGGATTCGCAGGTTGCTTGTCATCACCTAGTGGATTTTGACGAACAAAACCTTGGAATAGATAACTACGTTTCTTCCAATACTTGTTTGCCATTTCTTTCAAACTTTCGTCTTTATACCAGGGGCGAACTTCTGCCAATACTGGACATGTTGATCCGTCATTGTACATTTCAACGCAAGGTACTTGTACTTGAATTTGTTTTACGTTTGGATCACCTTTAACACCATTGAATGGTAGTTTGATGATTTGACGTTCTACCCAGAAGAAAGTATTCTTACTATCTGCGTCTGGCAACAAACGTAAAGTAGCTGTAGTACCTTCGTCCATATTCCAGTGGGGGTAGATTGAGTTGTCAGATTGTTGGTTGCTTGAACCAGTTGACTTATTTTCTTGTGCCGCGATACGGGCACGAATTTCTGCTAATGAGGCCATAATATTCTCCTTATTTCATTAAGATGGTCTTTGTTTAATATTCGCCGTTTCCCTATGAAACGACTAACACATGATGAAGTATAACATACTTTTCTCACATGTCAATAGTATTTATCCCAATTGAGGGTAAATACATTTTTTTCTAGTGTTTTTTGAAGATTTCTGGTAACCCAATAACGGTGTCTAACATTCGTTCATAGGTTTCATCTAGGCTGGTTGCTGTGAATAGGTCTCGCTGAGGATCAGGACCTTCCTCTTCCAAGTTGTAATAAATCACATCTAAGAAGTCATTCATAATCTTTTGAGATACTTCTTCTAGTCTGTAAAGATAAATTAAATTATCTTGTATTTGGTCAACTATTTGGTCATCATTATATGTAGTATTGATATTGGGAAATCTTCTTTTGAACATTTTCACTACGATCGGTGTATTGTTCTTTAGCCAATTTTTATATTCAACATCTGAGGTTCTTATATCTTCGTTTACTGCAACATTTTTTTCATTATCTGCAAATGTAGACAAATCAGGGCCGCCCAATCTTTGTGGGTTTAAACGAACAACATTATCAGTTCTTGGCTGGGCACTACTAGGTTGTGCTAATATATTTTTTACATGTGGCATAATGATGTTCAACTTTTTGGCTGCTCTTTCTGCTTCTACTGTCTTAGCATCCAAGTCACGAAAAATTACTTCACTAGTAGATTTTATTTGATCCATTTTCTGTTGCATGTCTTTGATATCATTAGCTAATGGTGCATATTGTGCTCCCATTTGTGATACCTTATCTCTGCTTTTCTTTATACTAGTTTTGAATCTTTCTTCTTTAGCTGCCAATTCTTTTTCAGTAGTTTCTAGTCTACCCATGACTTTATTAAACATCCCATCATCAACTGATTGGCGTTGGTCTAATGAAGATAGCATTGATTGAATTTTTGATATCTCTTTGTTGTCTACCGGTTGTGATTTAATCTTATTAATTTTATCACTTAGTTCTTTGAATTGTCTGTCATCAATGCCAGGTTTGTTTTCAAGTTTCTGCAAATCATCCAACATTGACTGTACTTTATCAGCACTTGCTTTTGCCACTTGTTGTTGAATCTCTCCTGCAGGCTTTAACTGGGCACTGAGTTGTTTTAGTCTGTCTAATTCTTTACCGGTATCCTGTGCTACTCTTTCATGGTCATGTAATTCTTGACCTAACTCTTGTACTGTACGTGATAATTTTTCATTTTCACGTTTTTGCGAATTTATTAACTTATTCTGATTTAAGTTCATTGTATCGTTGTCATTCATTTTATCTGCAACATACAAATTCAATGCTTGCTCTGGACTACGATCTGGATACTTTCTGCTTGCTTGATATTGAATATCTTGATTACGAGCCAATGGTCTATCTTGTATTGCCTCACGTGTGACAATACGATTAGCCCAAGACTCTAATTCAAGTAATTCTTTCATTATTGAAGTCCTGATAATTTTCTAATACTTGCCAAATCAGCACTTTCATCAGTTTTATGTTCTGGTTTTTGTTGTGTTTGTTTAGCTTTCTTTTCAGCTTCTTGTTTATGTGCTAATTGTTTAACACGCTGTAACATTTCGGCCCATTCATCCGGTGTATAACGACCAGCAATTAAGCCATCATCTCTTTTGCCTTCATCCACATCTTTCTTCTTAGGTATCTCTGGAAAGATTTTGTTTAGGATCTCTTCGCCATCTTTAGTTACTTTTTTAGGAGTAATTAATTTAGCAGTGTATTCCTTTTTAGAGGCTTCGTCATTGCCACCATCACGTCCTGGAGGAGTTTGGCTCTTGTCCATTTCTGTTACGCCTTTTTGTTTGTCCCACTCTTTGTCAGTCTTTACATTATGTTCTTTGCCACCGGCACCAATATCAGCAATTCTACTACCAATTTCTTTTTTAGTTTGAACTACTGCTTTGTTATTCTTATCAATTTTCTTATTGAACATTTTAGCAAAATCAGGCTTAGCTTCTAATATATCATCTTCACCTTCAGTTACACTATCTGCCCATTCTTCTAATTCTTTAACTTCTGCAATCTCTGCTGTTTCAGTAATGTTCTTACTTAATTTGCTTAGTATGGGCATTACACTTTCAATGCGTGGATCCAAACTGCTAGACATAAACATCTCGCTCAAGTCAGTGTGTTCTTCATCTTCCATTAATGGAGGATTGTAATTGTTGAAGTATTCTGTGTAGCCACGCTTGCCTGACATTTTATGTAATGTTTCACGCAAACTAACATAATGATTGATTCCCTCTACAACTAATTTCTGTGCAGATTCGTTGAATTGTTTATTGCGTGTGGCTCTAACAAAGCCTGCCATTTTGCCATATTCTTCACATAGACTTGTAATGTGGTGGCCGCGTTCATCATAAGGGGTGCCACCTTCTGCAATATGTCTAGCATAGACACGTGCTAGTCCGGGTTTATTTGTAGGGACTAAAAATCTTTCACCATTTGTATTCTCAACAAAGATTTTTGCAATATTGCGATATCGTTGTTCACCTTCTTCAATCTGTTTAGTGTGTTGAAGAATGATTTTTGTAGTAGGTACATTGTCGCTATAGCTGGCTTTCTTGCCCATTGCGTAATATGCCTCATTAAGTCCTTCAGATTTAGTATGTTCACGTTTTGCCATATCGGGCTCCAAGTCATCTTGGTCGCTTAATTCAAAACCAAGTTGTTTATTCTTTGCAAATCTTTTTAAATGCTTTAGTAGATGAGTAAATGATTCGCCATCTTCTGCTGATTTAGGGCTACTAGCAACATCAGCACCATAATAAAGTACCAATCTATGTAGACCGTCAATTGACGCTGTAACTTTACCGTAGTTTTCGCCATCCTTGATAAAGTCAAACTGAAACACTTCAGCTTCGTCAGGAATGGCTACTTTTTTACCTGCACTGGTATACATGTCCGGACGATATCCCCTACTTTTAAGGATTCCGTATAGGTCACGATTGATTGATTCTTGTTGTACTGGCATAATTTATCTCGTAATTATATATTTATCAATTATCCAAAGACTGCGTAAAAGGGCAATGGCTCTATAATTTCGTCATGGTCACGAATATGCTGGTCTAAATCATAATTAAAGTCGCTAATTTGCTGTAACATGCGTACAACTAACAAAGAACTGGTAACTAAATCATCAGACTCTCCGATTTTAGCCTGATAACTACCACCTAAGGCTACAAAATTCTTTAATTCTGATACCAAACTACGACTACTAACAGTCATCTTCTTACTCTCTACTAAAGTTTTGAATTTAGCACACGCTGTTAATTTAGACTTGTTGGTTGTATTGAATCCGCGTTTTTTCTTACCGGGCTCACTAGTAAATACGCCCGGGATATTATGATATCCGTATTCGTTTAATGAGACTAATGCTGCCTCACCTACGCCATTTACCTCTACTGAATAATACAAGTTATTAGGTTCACCTGTACATTCAGCAATATACTTGTTTATTTGTGCTATTAACTTAACTTGATTTGGGATATCGGTACGATTGTGTTTCCACTCCCCTACTTGTGTAGTGGTGTTTGCTTCATAAATCTGTATTGCCGCATTGTCACCGCCAGTACCTACAGCAGGATCTAATGCTACAATATATATGTTACCCTTTTCAGGTCTCTTATACCAACGTATTTGTCCTTGACGATAATCAGGTTCTCTTCCCTCTAAATCTAACAATGTAGTAGCGTTAATCAATGTCTCATCAGCGATAATGAACTCACAACCAATCTCTCGTCTAAATCTATCTAGACCTAATTGTGACTTCATCTCCTCAGCCCATTTCTCATCACGGTCGGGATGCTCTTGCCAATAACTACGATATGCTTTGAATCCGTTAACGCCCACATCCGTTTTGTTTCCGAATTCATCTTCTGTTTTGTTAGCACCCTTCCAAATCAATGCGAATTGGTCTTCATCACTGTTTGGTGTACTTGTGATAATACATTTACCACCTGTTGCCAACGTCGGTGCCATAGCAGTCCAAAATTCTTGTGCAATGGTTGGTCGGACAAAGGCAAATTCGTCAGCATACAATAGTGATATAGACATACCACGACCTGTATTTTCAGTAGTTGTTGCACTTACAATACGACTACCGTTCTCAAAGTCTAATGAGCCTTTGTTGTATGTTGTTACACCTGCTTTGATGTGTGTTGGGCAATTTTCGTATGCATAACGTATACGTTGCATAATCTCTTGTGCGCCTGTGTATTTGTGTGCCGCAATTAAAATTGTACTGTCTGGTACAAACATTGCATACCAAAGTAGATATCCGGCTGCACTTGTTGATTTACCTGTTTGCCGAGGCATCAAACTGATTGAGTAGCGATATTGATGATATGTATTAATTAGTCGTTTTTGATAATCCCAAGGATGATACACCATGCTACCGCGTGTAGGATGTTGTATATAGAAAAAATTATCTAAGAAATACATTGGACCTGTTATAGGGTCACAACATTTTATGAAATCGTCAAGCTCCTTTTGCGTTTCAAATTTAGTTTTTACATAAGGGTCTTTTACTAGAGTTGCAGGATTTGCCATATAAATATTTATAGATTAACTGATACTATTTTGAAAAAGGGTTCTCGCCGGTTAGATGTGGCTTAGCAAACATTACTTTAAACCACTCTTTGTCACCGGGCTTGATGTTGTTCTCACGCATGTATTGAGCCTTTTTGGCTGCAAGTTCATGGTTGGGAGTAGAATTAACTTCGCCTGTAATTTTACCTGATCCACTCAAACGTTTTAACTCATCAAGTGACATGTCCTTTTCAGGGACTGCTACATTCTTTAGATTAGAATATGCCGATTGTAGCTTTGATTGTTTAAAGGGATCAAACATAATTAGTTAGTGATTTCTTCCCAACCAAATCGCCATAACAGGTCAGCGTTGGGGTTTCCATATCCTACACATAATGTCAATGTGTCCGTTGTGCCATCAGCTTGTCTGCTCAACTGAAGTCTTGCTTTAACATCATTAGTAACTATTAAAGTATCTCTACTACTTGTTACTCCACCGAATAGTACAGTACCATCACTTATCACTAACGGTGATGAATTCGTTTGAACTACTGAATTAGCAACATTACTCCAAGCAGTGTTTGCCAATACATTACTTGCATTAAGAACCAATTGATATTGTCCATACTGTACATCAGTTAGTAACAAATCTAATTGACTTGGTAATACAACCGCATCAGGATATGCAGGATTTAATCTTATACTTGTTAATGCAACATACGCATTTCCAGGGCCGACCCTAGTTGGAGTTATGCCGCTACTAACATAATTTTCAGTAGTTGCCGGTGTATAACCACCTTCAGAAATCACAGTACTACATATTTGTTTGAATGTTGAGTTGCTTGCGGTTGTACCAGTGTTTGTTATCTCGTATCTTGGATTCAATGTAGCAGTAGTCATGTAGACTTTTGTGTTACCTGATTGATTAGCGTGGTGGAAAGTATGTGCTACGATAAATTGACCGTTGACAATAAATCCAGTTCTTACACTACCTACACCAAGCCATTCAATATCACACCAGAAAATATTAGTAAGTGCTGGGTTTAAATTTATACCGCTTGGGTTAGTACCTACGGAATTGCTAAAACTATTAGTGTTCCAATTTGCTTGTGCAATGCGTTCTTCTACGACTGCACCTGAAGCACTGCTACGAATAACAAGATACAAACTGGTTCCGTCTGCTTCAAAGTATATACCGTCGTTAGTAGTAAAGTATCCCACACGCTGGCGACAGTTGGCTTGTAAAGCACTCATACAGAAACTTTCCATAACCAACATACTCTTGCCCGGTTGATATGGTTGAACAAATTTGGCTTGTTGAATTGCGCTTGATCCGTTAGCAGTACTTACATTGAGATTGAAACTGCTTTCGTTGGCTACATATACTACATTGCCACCGGTAGCGGTAACGTTACTAAATTGCTGTCCTGAAAGATAACGATTCTGACTGTCAAATAGTGTTACTGGATTTGATACTCGTAGACGACCAAATGCATCTAGTTGTGCACCACCCAGTGATACATTTGCGGTACCGGTAACTCCTACATTACCTGATACTACCCAAGGACTTGTACCCTGACCTACAGTTACATTACCACCTGTGATATTAGCGTTGACATTGCCTGTAATTGCTGGCATTGTGCCTATATTTACATTACCAGTAACTCCAACATTGCCGTCAATAGTTAAACTGCCACCACCATCTACTACAGTAACATTAGATGATATAGTGCTTACTGTTACAGTACCGGTTACTGCGGCGTTGACATTTGGCATCGTACCAATGTTAACATTACCGGTAACACCCACGTTACCAGATACATTGGCATTTACATTTCCATCTACATGCCATGGATCAGTTCCTTGTGTTACATTTGCGTTTATATTGCCACTGGATACAACTATATTACCACTTACATTTGCATTAACATTACCACTGACATTAGCATTTACATTGCCACTAGTTAATACTACGTTACCAGTTACATTAGCATTGACGTTGCCACTAGTTATAACAACATTACCACTTACGTTCGCATTTACATTACCGGTAATAGAAGGCATACTATTAATATACATAGTGCCATTAACTTGCCACGGGTCAGTACCCTGTGTCACTTCAATACTAGTATTCGTAATTGTAATGTTTCCCTCATTAACAATTACGTTACCACTAATAGGCATATAAGGTACTTCTAGTAGTCCACTTGTACCTACCTCTGTTATATGAGTATGTACAGGATCTTCAGGTGTACTGTAAACTTGTATGTTACCTGGTATATTTACATTACCGCTAATAATAATGTTACCAACAAATCCAGTGCGTACATAGACGTTACCACTAGCTTCATCTAATGCTAGTGCTTCTGTTATATTTCTAAGATACCACGGCTTAACGTGTTCTGGATCTGGTACTGATGACATATTATATCCTTAGGCAGGTTTCAATACTAATTAAGTAGGTGTATACGGAGGAGGAGTACCTGAATTGTAAGTAAAGCCTGTTATTACACCATCGTCGGCCGCACACACATAGTTCCATAATATATCATTATCTGGTGTAGTTCCACTATTGAGTTGGTTACCAGGCATAAGGATTTGTCCACTACTAGCCGAATATCCACCGGCACCATATGGGCAAGTAACATTACTAAAAACTCCACCGGTTAGGGTAAAACTGATTGTGGCTTCACCGTAGGTAAAAATCAAATCCTCGTATACCACTGGGGTCGCCCAAGGCCGTCCTTGAACTAGCCCGCCTGAATTTGGATTATCTACCACAACATTACCATCGTATTGAGTGGGCAATTCGTCAATATAATAAGTTGGATATGGATTAGATAATTCTATTCTTTCTAATTGTGCTAAGTTTAACTTGGCAACTTGTCTATCTTGTAATGTTGTTAAGCGAGAAATTTTATTATGTGTTCTTAAGCTAGATCCTTCTACAATTCCATAAGAAGCAATTGTATTTGCAGTATCTAATAATTCTTCGTTAAATACTAGGTCAAACCAATCTATAGAACAATCTGTAGTAGCTTCAATAGAATCTTTAAGTTCACCAATAGTTCCTGCATTATCTACAGCATATGCATCATATTGTGCGGCATTTAATAAACTTTGTACCGTTATGTTTATTGTAGCCATGATTATTTTCCAGACTTATATTGCATATTAGGATATAATGAGAAACTGTCTGTTCTCAAATCACTAGGATGTTTGGGTTTATTAATATCATTTCCTATAGAAAATAGTGTATCTTCATCAGCGTACATTTCATCAGGACTATTAGAATATTGTGTATCAATCTCTACATCAACTTCAGGTACTTCATCCACATAATCACTAGGTGTTTCTTCATGTGATTCAACACTATCAATAAGGTCCAATAGACCACGTATAAATTCGGTAGCTCTCATAATAGTATTTAGTCTTAATATGGCTTCTCGCCGGTCAGTTTAGGCTTGGCAAACCACAATCTAAACCACTCATCTGTACCGGGTTGTATGTTTCGTTCACGTTGAATCTGTCCTAAATTAGTGCCCTGTTCACTCATTTCTTCACCCATGCTTGTATTAACCCCAGCTAATCTTTTTAAATCATCTAAATTGTCAATGGGAGCCTGTGTAGGAACGGTCTGTATTTGAGACAGACCGTTCATTAAATTACTTTGTTTCCATACATCAAAGGTCATGATGTATTTATTTAATATCTAGTGGACCCGTTTTAGTTGCTACTATACAAAAATACTTTTCCATAACAACTGAATCATCTTCTGCTCCAGTTTTAATTTCAAAATCAATGTCATTCATTTTATCAATTTTAAATCCAGTACGCTGTAACAATGCGTCCAATTGTCTGGCACCCAAAATACTATAATGATTTTTATTATATTCATGGCCACGGGCACAATCCGGAGCAGGAACTTCAATATATATTTTACCTTTATCTTTTAGTAACCTATTGTATTCAATTAAACTGAAAATTGGATATGGGCTGTGATGTAAGCTATGCCGTAAAAATATAAAATCTACGCTCTCATCATGGTATCCTTCTGCGTGTGGGATAAAACTAGGATCATATTCTTTTACAGTATGTCCTTTGTCTCTACATTGTTTTGCATTAGTTTCGCTTAATGTAGTCCCTACTACTTTAGTGTAGCCACGTTCTTTCATCTCATCAAGAAAATACCCAACACTACATCCGATATCTAGGATATTAGCATCTTTTGGTAATTCTAATGGATCGACATAGTTTTTTACAACTTCACCGGTAATTCGTTTGTGAATGTCAGTTTCTGCTTCATCATATAAATGACTAGCATACAACCATTCGTTGTAAAATTTTAACTTAATAATGTCTAGCGTTTTGTTAATGTCAATCATGTTTTTCCTACGAAATAATACTTACTTAGTCGGAAAATATGTATCTATTATTTTTTTATTTAAAACCTTTAAAACCTTGAACCGGACTAGTAGTATATGTACTATCCAATTCTTTACTACGCAAATCACCTTTATTAAGGTCTTTTAAAGTTGTTCCAATTGCTTTGGCAGCTTGCTTCAACATGTCTTGTTCTAACTTAGTATACGGGTGTGCAGAATTATCTTTTCCTACCCAACTTTCTGAATCTATGCTTAGAGGGGAACCATCACCACTGGCACATGCCACCGCCATCATCATTCTATTTAATTCGTATGTTCTATCATACCCATCCGGATCACGGAACAAGTCAACTCCAATTGTTGATTGATCTTGCCGTTTGCTTAATTTGCCCCTACTCTCACTAATAAATTCGTTTGCTCTCATATTAAGGTGTTATTTGATATGTTACTGTGTGAGTTATTGTAGTACTATTAAACGGACTTACCATAAATCGTACATTACTAAAACCTACATCTGAATTATAATTAGTTATTGCGTTACCTTGAAATAATGTTCCATAAACACTGTAATTAGCAGTATTATTATTTGTATTTTTCATAACTGATACTGTAGCAGTTTGTGAGTTATTGCTACCGCTTTCGCGGCTTGTGATGTAAAACAATCCTGATCTGAAACCAACGACTGACGTTTGAAACAATACTTGATTTGTGTCATTGTTACTAGTGGTAGCAGTAAATGTAGCATGAATTGTATTACCTACACTTACAGAACCTGCAAATACTCCGTTACCGTCTGCTGTTAAATTGTTAACTGCAAAGCTAGCTTTACTTGTCGGTAATACTGTGATTGGGAAACTAAGTGTGTTGCTTGATTCTTCAACTGAAATATTCCCAATTTTTAAGGATGCGTTCCCTACAAAAAGATTAGCTATTCTATTACCAGTGGTTCCTATTGATATGTTTGCAATTGGTACTACATTTGCACCAATATTAATAATATTAGTACCTTCTACATATGCAAAGTTTGCTGTACCTAATGATGTTCCTGCTGAATTAAATTGGAACGACCCTTCAGGACCTTCTGGCAGTGCGTTTACGAGTTCTGCGAAATTTTCATTAATCTTTTCAAAGGCCGTGCGTAACGGGTCACCAGTCCCGTCATTCGGTAAATCGCCAATGTCAATATTTGCCGTTGTGATTGTCATGTTACTATCCCATTATAATATATTTATCGCTAAAGAATTATATCTACCCAAACATAAATATATGTATATTAAGGAACAAATATGCGTAAATTTCTACTGGTATCTCTATTTTTCATTACTACTAACATAGGGGCTTGGGACCAGCGTCCCCCACTACCAGTACAAAGTTGTCAAGTTCATAGCCCGTATGGGTTTGCACAAACTGCTAGACCAGCAAGTCCAATTTGCCGCGAAGCATATCTAGTGGCATATGATGCTCCTGTAAAGATTCCTGCTTATGTAGCATATACTTTATTACCACAAAACGCATTAGGATGCTGGCCACGCACTAATGCGTTTGTTGCAGATAAAAGTATAGTCGGTGGTGCTGTCCCAGATGACTATGCAGGTACAGGATACGACAAAGGTCATGCAGTTCCTGATGGTGATTTAAGCTGGAGTGAAATAGTAGAATATGAAAGTTTCTTAATGACAAACATGTATCCCCAGCACGGCAGTTTAAACCGTGGAATCTGGAAATTACTAGAAACAAGTGTCAGGGGATGGGCTGTGCAATTGAACCAACCACTTACAGTATACGTTGGCGCTATGTATGGCGCTGGTGATTTGACTATCGGCAAAGGTGTTATTGTACCCCATGCTTACTATAAGATTGTGATCAATCAAACTACAGGACAAGTTGCTGGATGGGTATTCCCACACACTAAACCGTATGTCAACTTGGGGAATGATTTGACTAAGTTTCGTGTATCAGTAGGTGACATACAGAAACGAGCAGGGGTAACTTATGCTTTCCCAAAGAATGCTACCGAGGTACAGCCTGGACAAGAGTGGAAAGTAGACTTTGGTGCGTTAACTAGAGCCAAACGAGCCAAGTGCGGAGCAAACGTTGAGTAATTATTTTATTGAATCAAAAATAACTTTTTGATCGGTATACCATTTAATCCAGCTATCTACTTTGATAGCGCATTCATAGTATGTAGTGTAATTTACAGTAATTGTTTTACTAATATCACTTAATTTACTGTCATCATTTAATTTTTGTAAGTCAGGACAACGTGACATAACTAATTGTCCAGGCCCATCGGGGAATTTACTTGTCACTGGTACAGTTGTGCAGCCAGTAAACATTGCAATGAAAAAGATTGCTGTTATTATAACAAACAATATAGTACTAATCTTTTGTTGTTTTTCAATATCCTTCATTTTGGAGCCTCAGCCGCTTTGTTATGTAATGTTATGAATTCTTTTGGAATTTCACATTGACCACCGGGCGCAAATCTGGTATCATATTTAACTATATCACGGTCAACATATTTGATAATCTCTTGCCCGCGTAATTTAATATATTCTGTTTTCTTTACTACTTTTTCAATTATTTCAACATTAACCTTTTGTGAGTTAGCTTCTGCGGCAGCAACTTTAGCTTCCATTTCTTTAACTCTTGCTACCCATTCTTTATTATCTGACATTGCGCCTTCCAAAAATACACCAAGAACAAGAATTAATATGCTACAAACTTGTATTACTAAAACATATTTTTTGATGAAGGGTATAAAGCCTAATAAGAATCCGGCAATTGTACCCAACAATCCTATAGCAAATAATGTATGAAATACCCAATCTGGTAAAAAATTAATGATCCACATACAGTTATTTATTAAAGTATGAGGATCCTTTTAACCAATCATAGTATATTTGAAACCCCTCAGCTACGTCAACCTTAGGATTAAAATCAAAATCGTTGCGGGCCGCATCAATATTCAGTCTACCTCTACTAGGGAAATTAATATCTTTTTCTCTGATTTCTATACTACCCTTGCCTACTAATTTAATAGCCATTTGTGCAGCCTCATGCAATGTAACACTGTGGCTCTTTGTAATATTGTAAGTTTTGTTTTCTGTGTTATCTGATAGTGCGGCAGCTACGATTCCATCTGCGGCATCATCAACGTAGGTAAAGTCTAGTGTCTCATTGATACCATTGACTTTTAATATTTCCCCACGCATTGCTGTAAGCAAAAACTTACTTATGACACGGTCTTCTACATCCAAAGGTCCGTATACAGCACTAGGGCGAATAATAGTATGGACAAGATTAGTCCTACGAGAATAATCACGGACGAGCCACTCCCCTGCTAATTTCATTATGCCATATTGACCTTGAGGATTACAAATAGCATCTTCTGTTACATCATCAGTAAAGTCTCCATATACCATTGAACTACTGATATAAATGAACTTTCTTACCTCATATTTATTGCTGTGTTCCAATAAATTAAGTAATCCTTCACTCATAGTACGACTACCTAACGCTGGATTTGCATTCACAACTTTCTGTCTAGGGAAGCTAGCTAGGTGAATAACAATTTCAGGTTCCTCGATCTGGAATATACTATCAATATCATTACTTGAAATATCTTTTGTATAAACAAAACCCTTATATTCATCTATCTTTTTCATACGATGATATAATAGATAGTCAATTTCTTCTTTTGGGATAATTCCATAATTTGTTTTTGTATCAATGATTGATACGTTATGTCCTTGATCCTGTAGCCGTTTAACTACATTGTGTCCAATAAGGCCTAGACCGCCTGTTACTAAAATGTTCATTCAAATCTCAACTTATAATATGTTAATTGGTGTGGTGTAAAGTATGCTTTAATTGCATATAACTGCCCATATGAGTTGTAATCCACAGTCCTAACCCACATTGGTGCAGGCTTGCTATTCTTCATCACATACTTACCTGCTTCTGTTTGTTGCCAATTGTATATGGGTTCTGCTACAAATAAGTCGGGATCTTCCACATCACCCATTTTTATAGAGTGAACAATATATTCAATTGTTTTTTGATCCTCGTCAGACGGCCATTTTTGCTTTGATTGCGCCATGACTTTGATAATTCTCTAAATGTATATCTTGCATTGTCATTTCAAAGATATTATTCTTCATTGAGTTTAACATCAACGTCGGCAACGGAAATTCTTCACGTGTTAATTGTTCTTTAACTTGTTCAATGTGATCTGTGTATATGTGTGTATCGCCTGTGCTAATAATTAATTCACCCACTTTTAAATTAGTGTGATGCGCCAATAAATGTGTAAGCAATGCGTAAGAAGCAATATTGAAAGGTAAGCCCAGAAAAACATCAACGCTACGCTGATACATATGGCAAGATAATTCTTTATTTTTGTTGACATAGAATTGACTCATTACATGACATGGCGGCAAAGCCATTTGATCCATTTCACCCACATTCCATGCACTGAGTATATGTCTGCGACTATTAGGATCTTTTTCTAGCCCTTCTAATAGATTTTTAAGTTGATCTATTTCGTGCCTATCTGTAGATATACGATTTGCAGTTGGTTTAAGATGAGCCGGACCCATATCCTTCATCTCATCGTATTTTTTCCAATGTCGCCATTGAACACCGTATACTCTACCCAAGTCGCCTTCAAACTTTGCCTTATTTTTCCAATAAGGTGCAAGTGCGTTTGGTGTCCAGATTGTTACAGTGCCTTCTTTGCTGCCATGCGTGATCTCCGCAAGCCGCCTCTCATCTTGCGAACCTTCGATGAACCAGAGTAGTTCACCGCAGACGGCTTTCCATGCGAGTCGTTTGGTAGTGATAGCTGGAAAGCCCCTACGCAAATCAAAGCGAAGATTACGTCCAAAAACACTAATAGTGCCAACGCCAGTTCTGTCATCTTTCATTTCTCCGTTATCTAAAATGTCTTGTAGTAAATCGTGATACTGTTTCATAGTTTATTAAGTAATCTATCTGTTTCAGGTTGTACAGTTTCTGCAATAGTTTCTACATTTAATACAAACTCAAAACTTGTTATGAGTGGATCTAACTCATTCAATTTCCTACTGACTACCTCTTCGACTTCATCAGGATCTAATCCTTGCTTGAGTAAATTTTGTATGTTGATAGTATGTTGTTTTTTACCAACCATTTTAACTACAATTTTTTTAATAAATTGTATAGGGACTTTACTCTTTTCAACATCTTCAAGGATGTGTTCCCACTTTCGGATGTAGTCTGGTGTGATTGACATTATCTTATTATGCTGTTACTGTTGCCTTTGCAGGGCGACCTCTCTTTTTAGCAACTGGTGCTTCTGAAGTTGTAGTTTGTGTTGAAGTTGGGATACCTAACATTACATTAGCCTGTTGTTCAAGTCTTGCACTTTCTGCTAACAAGCCTTTTGCCTCAGCAGCCATGCGTTGTGCTTGTTGAATCAGATTACTAGCAATAGCATTGTCAGCTAAAACACCATCAGGTGCATTTGGAATAGTCAGTGGTTGATCACCACGCATTCTACGGGCAACATCACTTGGAATTTGCATACCTAAACTAGAATCCATTTCAGCTAACTTCTTAACAGCAGTTTCGCCTTGTTGCATTTCATCTAACATTTTATTTAATTCATCAAGTTTGATCTTGGTAGTAGAATTAGGTGTGACAACAACTTGTGATGTTTGAACCTTTTTCAAAAGACCTTCTTTATGAAGAACTTGCAATATGACTTTACCTTCTTTTGTGTAAGACCGATTTAAAGCATCTGCCAAATTTTCAGCACTCTGTCCAATTTGACTTTCGATAGCCTTCATCATAGCATCATGTATATGCTGGTTAAGTGTCTCCGTATACGTTACTAAACACATATGTTGTTCACCTGGAACTTCGCGGAATATGATAGCAACTTTGCGATCACCGATCTTACCCACATGTCTTAAAAAACTCATAATATATCTCCTTAAGGATACAGTTATTTAATATGAATTTGTAAGATAGAAATTTATTTACTTCCTGACCAACGCAATTCGTATATCATAGCTTCATGTGGCTCTTCAAAATAGATACGTTGTGATGTTTCAAATAAAAAATCTTCTATCTTGCTTTCATCTTCACTGACAGCAAAACGCCCTGATAGTTTTGACTTTGCCCAAAAATATCCTTCTTGAGTTAGTTGAGTTTGTCCCTTGATAAAATGTGGCGGGACAGTTTTTAACTCTCGGTCTTTAAACCAAATGTTTAAATTTATTTCTTCCATTATCAATCGTCATGGTGTGTTAGTGCTTCAAAGGCAGTACTCAATAGTCTAACAAATATATAAAATATTCCAAACAAGACACCAAAAAGTATACCGTAACCTAGTACATTAAAAAGAGTTTCCATACTTTCTCCTTAAATTTACTTAGTCAATATATTCAGCATCTTGTATTTTTCATATGCATCTACAACTGCTGGAGTAGAATTGTCAAGAGTAGGCACTACTTCAAACCAAAGTTTGTCACCATTCTGAAATGGGTGTCGATAACCGGTAGATTCAACAAAACTTCTAGGTTGATGAATCTTGCCATAATACCATAATCTCTCGGCGAGTGTAAGTACATCTTCTAATTTATAATCGTTTAATTCATACCGTTCAGGATTAGTGGCAAAAGGATTACCTTGTAAATGGTATGACGTTACTACATTAATATATTTTTCATAGTCAGGTGCATCGGTGCGGGTTATGATTACCATAACCTCATCCTCGGACACTTCGTTGTTCATAAGGCTAAGTAAGCACCCACCCAAACTAGTGCCAATATACATCATATAATTATTGCTTTCTTTTCTGCACGGTCGCTGTAAATTTTAGAACCATTAGCACGAATAAAATCTACTATGCCCTGAGGGGAACTTTCAAATGCTAACTTAATTGATTCCTCAGTCAAATCATCATCTGCATTGAATGAATAAATTTCATAACATCGTTGGCTATTTGCTTTTGCTCGTAGTATCATCATTTGAATACTAGGTGTAGTTGGCTTGGGTTTTTCAGAAAGAATACTCCACATGTATTCTTTCTCCCACTTACTGGTATCAAATATAAATTCAAGCCCGTACATATCCCACATTGCAAGATATTGTTTCATACACTACCTTTCACTTTTCATCATAGATAGCGTAAGTACCGAATGGGGGATTAGGATTTGTATCACCGTGAATGATCCACGTTGTATCACAATAGTCAGGGTCACCCCAAGAACCACAAGGATAGCCATCAGTAAACACAATTAATCGTTTAGGTTCAATAGCGTTTTCCTTCAAGTAATCAAAGATACAATCAAAGTCAGTGCCACCGCCACCTTGGGGTTCATATTCTTCAATACTATCCATGTTCTCACTATCAAAGTCTTGAGGATTGTATGTATCAGTATCAAAACAGAATACATGCACCTTGTAACCATCGAAACTATTCATCATACCAGCAATCTCACCCAAGAATGCTCTGGCTTGTTTGTCGCTGATACTACCTGACATATCAAGTGAAACGACAACATCAATTTCTTCGCCGGGAGTCATACCGGGCATGATAGCATCCATGTGCCAACTTCTACGTGAGGGGCGCATCCAAGAATAGTCATTGCGAATCGCACTTGTCAAGTTAGTCTGAATCAGTTCACGCCAGGGCATTACAGGGTCAACAGCCTCTTTGATAAGACGTTCAACACCTTTAGGAAGAGTACCTGCCTCTGCACTTTGTGCCGCTTGAATGATAGCTTGTTTCATTTCTTGACGGGCACGTTCACGTTCTTCTGGTGACATTTTCGGACGACCTTTTCCTTCTTTGTCGCCATCTTGACCTTCTTCTCCCTCACCATCCATGTGATCATCAATCATTTGGTCAACCAAATCATCAATAGAGATTTTTTGCACATTCTTCATCAGGTCATCATAGATTTCCTCTGCTGGCTTACCATCATATTTTGATTCGTATAAGCAAGGAACGGTAGTAATGAATTGGCCTACTTTGTGACGTTTCAAATCAGCGTTAACTGCATAGTCATCAGCGATGTTCCAAATTTGAGGATCACGATCATTTCTACGACCCATATGGTCATACACCACGTGCAATACTTCATGACCAACTAAGAACTCAACTTCTTTAGGTTTCAACATCATAATGAAACGGCTATTGTAATAGAATTTCAATCCATCAGTTGCCGCAGTACTACACCATTCATCAGCGTTAACCAATTTCATGCGAGTAGCAAGATTGCCAAAAAAACTATGACGCAACAACAATCCAATACGTGCGGCAACTAGTCGCTCACGGGCTTGATTGTCAACTTTAGGATCAGTAGGTCCTACAAGATTTTCAAATTTTTTGCTACGTTTACGTTTTTTAGTTGGGGCAATTACTTCTGACATTTTGATTCCTTTTTAACAATAGTGTATTGTATCACACAATATATTTAATGTCAATACAAAAGTAGAAAGGGCCTAAGCCCTTTCTATCAGTTACCTGCTTCCACAATGTACTTGCCGTACTTCTTGTGAAATTCATCAAAGTTTTTCAACTGACTAGGTTCGATAGGCAGTTCGTATGTTTTCAATGCAATTTTTGCACCCATAACAACCAACTCAGTTTCAAAGTTGTTCATCATATAATCAAAGAAGTTTTGAGTCATATCATGGAACTTTTTGCTATCCACTTTTTTGTTTTGTGTTACATCTTTCAATTCGTAACACATAGCAATAGTCAATGCATACATAGCACTGATTTCCTTGACAGCCAAGTCCTTGACTTTACCTGACAGAATATCTTCTGGTTCGGGCATCCTGCCAGAAATTTTGCGGTGTGCTGAGAACTTAACGGCAAGACCCTCACCAACTGCACCTGCAATCAAGTTGAATTGCGTATCGGTATCCATGTTAGCCTCGTCATTCAACAAGTCACTAACGAAACACCAACTGCGAGGTGTCGCAAATGCACGGCTACTTGATTTACTATCAAAGTCGTACATATCTTGTTTTGCGAATGACAAGTAACCAACAACGTCTTTGTGAATGTTGTTTTTCACAGCCCATGTCTGCCATGAAGAAAAGTCGGCTCGCATTTCCAAGTGAATGAAACGATTAGCAAGGGGCATTGGCATACGATAAGTAACACCTTTGTCACTGTCACGATTACCTGCAGCCACAATAACAACATTATCGGGCAAGTAATATTTACCAACGCGGCGATTCAACACCAATTGATAACCTGCCGCTTGTACTGCGGGCGGGGCTGAGTTCATTTCATCTAGGAATAGAACAACCACAGGATACTTGCTTGCGAGTTCCTGATCGGGCAAATCAACTGGGGGAGCCCAATCCATTTTACCATTCTCACGATTGAAGAAAGGGATACCACGAATGTCAGTTGGTTCCATTTGCGCCATACGCAAATCAATCATAAGACCACCGAGTTCCTCAGTAATCTCTGAAACAACGTCGGACTTACCGATACCGGGAGGGCCCCAGAGAAAAACGGGTCGTTGAGTTTTGAATGCACTAAGCATTGCTTTGCGGGTTTGAACACTAGTGATAGTGTGATTGTCACTTACTTGTGATGCCATTGATGACTCCTATGTTAGTTGGATGGCTTGTTGAAAACAGATGATAGTATATATCAGAATGGATTTATTGTCAAGTGCTACTTTAACTCATTTGCGCCTTTTTCATATTTTTGGTCAAGACAGCTAATAACCGCTCTACTAAAATACTTTCACGACTAAAAGCCTCAATTTCCCAGGGCTGATCCACATAATCAGCAACTACCCGTTTTCCGCACCAGTATCTGCGATATTTACCATTTCGGGCTTTTTCGCTACGGTACTGCCCTCGAGCAAATTGCTTTGCATGAACCATTTCATGGGCAAGAGTATAGAACAATTTTTTGATAGGTAACCGACTATCTACCGCAATAGTAATTTCCTTATCCCCCGTCTTACATGCTACACCGTTGTTCCGTCGTTCCCGCATGAGAGTTGGGTCAGTACAAATGAATACTTTATAAGTACTATTTTTCAAATTAAGTTCGTCCGCAAAGAATTCTGCACACTTTTGTATGATTTCTTTGCGGTTCTTACTGTAAGAGAGAGTTTTTATTTCCATACTGTAAGTATACTACAGACTGGATTTATTGTCAACCTAGAAAGCTAAATACTAAGTATTAAGGATTTTTGAATGTCACTAACCAAATTACAGCCGAATAGTGTCAATACCACCGCTACTTTCACATTTGCTAACATTAATGTAACCAACACTGCCAACCTAGGAGATGTTGCCAATGTGGTTATTACTGGCGGAAGTTCTGGACAGTATCTACAAACAGACGGTGCTGGCAACTTAGCATGGGCCGCAGGTGGCGGGGGCGGGGCTGGATCACCCGGGGGCATTGATACCTATGTTCAGTTTAACGACGGTGGAAATTTTGGTGGCGTGGGCGCTTTCACATTCAATAAATCAACAAACAGTTTAGTAGTTGGTGGAAATGTTACGTCAAATAACTCTAACTTAGGTAATTTAGCGACAGCAAACTATTTCAGCGGCAATGGCTCATTATTGACCGGAATTACAGTATCAACTGCCGGTACTGTTACAACAGCCGCACAACCAAATATCACTAGTGTTGGTTCTTTATCAGGACTAACAGTAAGTAATGCAACAGGTGTTGTTAATTTTACAACTACTGCAAATGTCACCCTAGGCGCAATAAGCAATTTACATATAGCAGGCGGAACATCAGGTTATGTATTAAGTACAGATGGGTCAGGTACATTAAGCTGGGTAGCACAATCAGGTGGAGGTGGTAGTAGTTATGGAAATAGTAATGTTGCTGATTATCTTCCTGTATATACTGGTAATGTAAGTGCCAACTACTTTATCGGTAATGGAAGTACATTAACTTATGTAACAGGTGGAAATGTAAATGGGCAAGTAGGCAATGCATTAGTAGCCGGTACAGTTTACACAAATGCTCAACCAAACATCACATCAGTTGGTACATTAGCAAGTTTAACTGTTACTGCTAATATCACATCAGGCAATGCTAGCTTAGGTAACTTAGCATCAGCTACATATTTTAGTGGTAATGGTATATTCATCTCTAACATTGCAGGTGCTAATGTATCGGGTATAGTAGCAAATGCAACGTATGCGACAAGTGCCGGTACAGCAGGTAGTGCTACAACAGCAGGCACCGTAACAACTAATGCTCAACCAAATATTACAAGTGTTGGCACATTGGCAGGACTTACTGGTACAGGGTTATTTAATTTAACAGGAACAAGTAATGTAGCATTGGGTGCTGTAGGTAATGTACATATAACAGGTGGTACGTCAGGTTATGTGTTAAGTACAGATGGGTCAGGTACATTAAGCTGGGTAGCACAATCAGGTGGAGGTGGTAGTAGTTATGGAAATAGCAATGTTGCTGATTATCTACCAACGTATACCGGTAATGTCTCTGCAAATTACTTCATTGGAAATGGTGCAACCTTAACATATATTACCGGTAGTAATGTAAACGGTAATGTTACTAGTGCTATTCAAAGTCATTATGCAAATATTGCTAACTCAGTAGCCGGTGGCAATGTGAGTGGTCAAGTAGGAAATGCATTAGTAGCTGGTACAGTTTACACTAATGCACAACCAAATATTACAAGTCTTGGTACATTGGTAAGTCTAAGTGTAAGCGGAGATGCCACTGTCACTGGTAACTTTACTGTAGGTGGTAACACCACTTACATTAATGTAGAAACATTTAGAGTCGAGGATCCAATAATTGAACTAGGCGGCGGGGTAAATGGCGCGGCGTTAATAAGTAATGACGGGAAAGACCGCGGTACATTACTACATTACTACACAACTGGTGTTGTTGATGCATTCATGGGTTGGGATAACTCTAATGGTGAATTTGCATTTGGTAGCAATGTATCGGTATCCAGTGAGGTGGTAACATTCAATAGTTTTGGTAATATCCGTGCTAATAATTTCTTAGGTACATCTACTACTGCTGGATCAGCAACAACCGCAGGTACTGTTACCACTAATGCACAACCAAACATTACATCAGTTGGTTCTTTGTCGGGATTGACCGTAAGCAATGCAACAGGTGTTATTGATTTTACTACTACTGCCAACGTGACGTTAGGCTCAGTTGCAAACTTACATATATCAGGTGGTACAGACGGGTATGTATTAAAAACTGACGGGTCAGGTACACTAAGTTGGATAGCACAATCCGGAGGCGGAGGCGGAACACCTGGCGGAAGCAACACACAAGTTCAATTTAATGATAACGGTAGCTTTGGTGGCAATTCGGCATTTACCTTTGACAAAACTACCGGTAACGTAGTTATGACTGGCAATTTAATTACTGGATCAGGTACAGGTGGAAATATTAGCGGATTGAATTATGTGACTGCTAATTATCTAACCGGCACATTAACAACCGCAGTTCAACCAAACATCACAACAGTTGGTACATTAGCGAGTTTAACGGTAACAGGTAATATCACTAGTGGAAATGCTAGTTTAGGTAACCTAGCAAGTGCTACTTATCTAGGCGGGACACTAACAACAGGTGCCCAACCCAATATTACCAGTGTTGGGTCGCTAGGTAGTTTAACAGTTACTGGATTAATTACTAACACAGGTACCGGGATTAAAACATCAAACATACAAGATAGCAGTGGAACTATTACTATAGTTACTGGTTATGGGAGTGTGTCAGGTGCAGTTGGTATATACGGAAACATAACAGCTGGTACTAGTGGTACTGGATTCTTTGTTGGCAATGGTAGTTATCTATCAGGACTTACAGGTGGCAATGTAAGTGGTCAAGTAGGTAACGCACTTGTAGCTGGTACAGTATATACAAATGCACAGCCAAACATCACATCAGTTGGCACATTAGCAAGTTTAACAGTAACCGGAAATATTACATCAGGAAATGCTATTATTGGTAGTGGCAGCGGTGGAAGTATATCTGGTGCTAATTTAGTAAGTGCTAACTATTTTACAGGTACACTAACAACAGGTGCTCAACCAAATATTACATCAGTTGGTACTCTAACAACTTTAACCAGCGGTACACATACTGTATCTTTAAATGCCAATATCTCAATGAGTGGCTCACTATCACAGTTATCAGGTGCTAACTTAGTAAGTGCTAATTTTGTAACTACTGCTGCTAATGGCAATATCTTGATGAGCGGTACTCTATCTCAAATAAGTGGTGCTAACTTAATCAGTGGTACGTATCTAACAGGCACACTAACTACTGCGGCTCAACCAAATATCACATCAACTGGTAATTTATCAAGTTTAATAATATCTGGACAAACTTCTATACAACAATCAATTGAGGTACTAAATACAAAAACATCAGCGACAGGTACAGTAGACCATGATTTTAGTACAGGCGCAGTATTTTATCATACTAGTGTCTCTGCTAATTTTACAGCTAACTTCACAAACGTGCCTACGACTGATAATAGAGTAATCGTGATATCTTTAATAATTGTTCAAGGTGGTACTCCATATTTACCAACAGCAGTACAAATTGCAGGTGTGGCCCAGACTATTAAATGGTCTGGTGGCGCGGCACCAACCGGAACTGCTAGCGTAGTAAACACCGTAACATTTGCATTATTTAGAGTAAGTTCAGCTTGGTCAGTAACTGGAGTAATGGGGTCGTTTAGCTAATATGCCAATATATACAGTAATCGGTACTGCAACTTATTTTACAAACAGTGGACCAACTCCTCCCCCTGCTATTAATTATTATTTATATACTACTGGACTTAACACATATGGCCAACTAGGTTTGGGTGATACAATAAATCGTAGTTCTCCCTCACTATTATCATCAGGCGTTAGCTGGTTAATGTTTAGTAACTATGGTTATTCTTCAAGTGGAATACAAAGCGATGGTAGTTTATGGACCTGGGGACGGAATAATGCCGGGCAATTAGGTAGTGGAACAACTGTAGATCGTAGTAGTCCAGTAAAAGTAGGTACAGATAGCTGGTATAGAGTAAGAGTGGGATATGAAATGGCTTTTGGAGTTAAATCTGATAGAACATTATGGGCCTGGGGAGAGAACTCAGATGGATATCTTGGATTGAATAGTAGGACCACTTTATATTATAGTTCTCCTGTACAAGTAGGAGGAGATTTATGGGAAGATGTAGTGCCGGCCGGGCGGATAACCAGACAATATGTATTTGCACAGCGATCAGGTTCAGCTTTGATTTATACATGGGGGAATAACTTCTATGGTCAACTTGGTTTGAATGACGTAATTGCTCGTAGTTCCCCAGTACAACTTCCTGTCTTTTCCCTAAATCAAATGCCTTTTGTAGCAGTCAACGGTTATAGTGTGTTAGGACAAAAAACTGATAGTACTCTATGGGGCTGGGGCTATAATAATACCGGGCAACTAGGTTTAGGTGACACACTAAATCGTAGTTCTCCGGTTCAAGTGGGTCTTGACCTGTGGAGCCATGGCGCCACAACTTTTACTAATGGGTTTGGAGTCAAAAATGACGGTACATTATGGGGTTGGGGTCAAAATAACGTTGGACAGATTGGTACACCTAATTTTTCCCCGGCTGCATTGTCATGGACTAGTATGGCAAGAACTATGGGTATAAGGAGCACACCAGCTGGTGTAGGTGTATCCTCCTCAACCAGTGTACATGCTCTACGGAGTGACGGTACAATGTGGGCGTGGGGAGAAAATAGACGAGGAGAGTTAGGAGTAGGCGATACAACTCGTAGGGCTAGTCCGACTCAAATAGGGACAGATACTGATTGGGCTATATTATATAGAGGTATGCCGGAAGGTAACGCCGCTGCTATTAAAACCGACGGTAGACTCTACAAATGGGGATATAACATAAATGGCACTTTAGGTACAGGTGACACTCAAAATCGTAGCACACCCACACAACTTCCAGGTAGCTGGATTCAAGTAAGTGGTGCCTTGCAATTGGATACTAACGGAGCACTATGGATTACCGGCGGATGGGGATTTGGAAATGGTGATGGAACTACGGTTAGAAGAAGTAACCTATTTCAAGTAGGTGCTGTTACTGGATACAAATTAGTTGAATCAAGTGCTGATAGAACTTTTCACGTGGTGAGAAGTAATGATAAATTATTTGCATGGGGATTTAATCAGTACGGTACCATAGGAGATAATACAACTACTAATAGATCCAGTATGGTAGCCGTTCTAGCCGTCAGTAGTTTTAGTCAAGTAAGTTCCGGTGGCTATCATATGTTGGGGATTACTAGTATAGGTAGATTATTTGCTTGGGGGCTTAATACCTGGGGACAAGTAGGTTCTAATACAGCGACGAGCATAAATCGCAGTAGTCCTACAGCAATAGGTACTAGTACTTGGTCATTAATTAGTGGAGGTGAAGGGTTTACCCTTGGTCAAACAAATGATGGCAGAGTATTTGCTTGGGGTACGTCTATTTACGGTCAATGGGGCGATTTAGCTTGGCCTGGAGGTAATACTGCTAATTGGTATAGAAGTAGCCCGGTCCTAGTTCAAAGTGGTTTAGGTTCTTGGACTATCTTAATGGCCGGGGCCAGCACGGGCCTTCACCCAAGCCCGGCCAGTACTCAACCCGCGCACGGAATCAAAGGCGGACAACTATATTCATGGGGACATAACGGTAGTTACAATTTCGGTACTTCTCCTAGTGTAACTGTTCCGCAAATGAGTAGTCCTGTACAAATACCAACTGCATCCTCTGCAGTAGCTACATATAGTTACACATCAAGTCCTATACAAATAGGTACGGATACTCAGTGGGGACGAGTATACGGTGGGAGTGACTATACAATTGCAACCGATATTAATGGCACTTTATATGCATGGGGTGAAAATACATATGGTCAATTAGGAACAGGTGACACTGTTCGCAGAAGCAGTCCGGTTCAGATTGCAACAGGTTTGGCCCAAACTGGTCTTTATGTAGGTTATGATGCTAGACCAGGCTGGTCGGCCACAACTTACGGCAAACCAACTGCTTAAAATATCACTAAATAGTAATAAGGAATAAAAATTTATGTCAGTAACCTATTTAGAACCCTTTGGAGTGAATACTAGTGCAAATTACACATTTGCAAATGTATTGGTAACTGCAAATATAACCAATAACGGTAATGTCAATTTTATCGGTGCTAGTAATGTAAGTTTAGGTTCTAATGCAACTGTGCGTATTACCGGAGGCTCAAGCGGCGGAGTTTTAACAACCAACGGATCTGGTGGTTTAACTTGGAGTACTCAGGTAGCCAATGCATTAATTGCAGGTACTGTCTATACTAATGCACAACCTAATATTACAAGTGTAGGACAATTAAACAGTTTAACTGTTTCTGGATTAATTACAGCGACCGGTACTGGACTTAAGGCAGCGAATATACAAGATAGTAGCGGAACTATTACTATAACAACCAAATACAATAGTGTTTCAGGTGATGTTGGTATATATGGAAATTTAAATGTAGGCACTAGCGGTACTGGATTTTTTATTGGTGACGGTGGTTATATATCAAATATAACATCAAGTAATATCACTGGACAAGTAGCTAATGCACTAGTTGCCGGCACTGTCTATACAAATGCACAGCCAAACATTACAAGTGTCGGTACATTAACTACTTTAACTAGCGGCACACATACTATATCTGCAAATGCCAATGTTACAATGAGCGGTGCTTTATCAAGGATTAGTGGTGCTAATTTAGTAAGTGCTACATACTTAACAGGTACATTAACTACAGCGGCTCAACCAAACATAACTTCAGTAGGTTCATTGTCTGCTCTAACTGTCAGCGGTGATGCTACGGTTACTGGTAACTTTACAGTAGGTGGTAATACTACATATATTAATGTAGAAACATTTAGAGTTGAAGATCCAATCATTGAACTAGGCGGTGGGATAAATGGAGCAGCGTTAACAAGTAATGACGGGAAAGATCGCGGTTCGATATTGCATTACTACACTACTGGTGTTGTTGATGCATTTATGGGCTGGGACAATTCAAATGCTGAATTTGCTTTTGGTAGTAATATATCAGTAACAAGTGAGGTAGTGACATTTAATAGTTTTGGTAATATCCGTGCTAATTATTTTATAGGCAATGGTAGTCAGTTAACCGGTATTACTGCAACTACTGGAAATGCGAACTATGCAAATTTTGCCGGTAACATAGTAAATGCAATACAAAGTAATATCACTTCAGTTGGTACATTAGCAAGTTTGACAGTTACTGCTAATATCTCAAGTGGTAATGCTAATTTAGGTAACTTAGTTACATCAAATTATTTTACAGGTACGCTAACAACTGCGGCGCAACCAAATATTACATCAGTTGGAACATTAATCAATACAACACTAGGAAGTGCAAATAGCTTTACAGGTGGCAACTTAGTAAGTGCTACTTACTTAACAGGTACATTAACAACTGCGGCGCAACCAAATATTACATCAGTTGGTACATTAGCAACCGTAACGCATGCGGCTAATGCCAATATTACAATGAGTGGATCATTATCTCAAATAAGTGGTCCTAATTTAGTAAGTGCTAATTATGTAACTACTACAGCTAATGGCAATATCACGATGAGTGGCACTTTATCAAGGATAAGTGGTGCTAACTTAATTAGTGGCACATATCTAACCGGTACATTAACAACTGCGGCTCAACCAAACATTACAAGTCTCGGTACATTAATTAATACATTAATGGGTTCAAGTAACTCATTAAGTGGTGGTAATTTAGTAAGTGCTACTTACTTAACTGGTACATTAACAACTGCGGCTCAAGGTAATATTACAAGTGTAGGTACAATGGCATCTATAACATTGGCTGCTAATGCCAATGTTACAATGAGTGGATCACTATCACAGATAAGCGGTCCTAACTTAATAAGTGCTAATTATGTAACTACTACAGCTAATGGCAATATCACGATGAGTGGCACTTTATCAAGGATAAGTGGTGCTAACTTAATTAGTGGCACATACTTAACTGGTACATTAACTACCGCAATTCAAGGTAATATTACATCAGTCGGTACATTAGCAAGTTTAGGTGTTACTGGGACTACTACATCAGGTAATTTTGCAACAGCTGGTAATATAACTGCTAGTTTCTTAGTAAGTAACGTAGCAACAGGAACTGCACCGTTTACGGTCACAAGTACAACACGTGTTGCTAATTTAAACGTTGCTTATGCAAACGTGTCAGATTATAGCGCAGTAAGTACTGCTAGTACAGGTAATTACTATATTAATATGGTTAATGCCTTGACTGGGAATGTGCAAGAATATGCTAACGCTTCATTAGTAGCAAATGCGACATCAGGTACATTCTATTCAAATAATGCAGCATTGACAAATAATTTATATACAAAATATCTAACAGTATCTAGTATTTCGCAAGAATCGTTTAGCACAATCACTAGTGCTACTGGCATTGTAGTGCATAACGTATCAAATGGACCTACATTCTACCATACCACTCCATCTGCTAACTTTACGCCAAACTTCACTAACGTCACAGTTACAGCAAACACTACCACTATTGTGAGTTTAATAATAGTTCAGGGTGCTACTCCTTATATGCCGACTGCTACGGCAAACATTCAAATTGAGGGTGCAAATAATACTATTAATTGGTTATACGGTATAGCGCCCACTGGCACTGCAAGTAAAATTGATGTTGTAAACTTCAGCTTAGTTAGAACTTCAAGTGCCTGGACAGTACTAGGTCAAGCAGCAACGTTTGGATAATCAATGTCTAGAATAAATGCGTTCAATGGTGGGTTTGGCGGTTTCAGTGCGTTAGTCAGCGGAGATAATCCCAATGAATATAAAGGTGCTGTAATGTTGTTTGCACAAACTGCTGCCCCAACTGGCTGGACTAAAGATACTACATATGATGATTATGCTCTAAGAATAACAAGTGGTACAGTATCTACTGGGGGCTCGGTTAATTTTTCTACTGCATTTGCCAGCAGATCGGTAGCAGGTTCATTTCCAGGTGGTAGTTTATTGCAAGCTACAACTGGTACCACTGCATTAACTGCTGCCCAACTTCCTAGTCATAGTCATACGTATACAAACCCTGCAACATATTCTGGTCCAAGTGTGCCGGTATCTTCGCCAACATATGTTGCAGGGGTGGCAGGTCAAGGACAAACAGGGGGGCCTGGTGGGCAAACAGGTTTTATGGCGCAGCCAGGCAACCCGGCGAGTGGGGTATCAACAAACCCAGCATTTTCACCTAGTAGTTTCTCAACTTTAGGGCCAACCGCTGCATCAGGGGCCGGTCATTCACATACAGTGTCAAACTCTCCCGGTGGAACATTCACGGGTATCAATTTGAATATGGCAGTTAAATATCTAGATATGATTATTGCTTCATACCCGGTTTAAGGAAAAATAATGCCAGAAATAGCTTCAGGACAAACTACTGTATTTAAACAAACCACAGCACAACTTGGGTGGACTAAAGTCACCTCATACGATGACTATGCATTACGTATAGTTACTGGATCAGTTAGTACAGGCGGCTCGGTTAATTTCACTACCGTATGTAGTACACAAACACCCGCAGGGACAGTTTCAGTTTCTAACACCACCGGTAGTACTACCTTAACTGTTAATGATATTCCTAGTCATACTCATTCGTATATAAAACACAATCCAGTAGGCGCTAGTGCGGCTGGTGGGAATGGAACATATAATTACCCATTTTATCGTTATTTATCAAGAACTATTTCAGAGCCGTATACCGCCAGCGGTGGTGGCTCAGGCGGGTCGCATTCTCACCCACTATTGCTTGATTCTGCTAATTCAACATTTACTGGAACAAGTATATCACTAGCCGTAAAATATGTTGATATAATATTAGCTAGGAGAGATTAACATGCCAGCTTTTGCATCAGGTACTAAAACTATTTTTCAAAACACATCTGCCGGCACTGGTTGGACAAAAGATACGTCTAATTATAATGAACATTCATTAAGGGTAGTAAATAGTACCGCTAGTAGCGGTGGGTCTGTTAATTTTAGTTCGGTGTTTACTTCAGGTACTTGGGGAGGAACAGTATCTAGTGCAGGTGGAGAAACTATAGCGCCTACTATAATAGACGCTAGTACTATGGCTGATCATACACATAGTAAACCTAACTGGTTTACAACGCAGCCGGCTCCCGGGCCGGCAGCTACCCCATATAATTTTGTTTCAGGAGGGGGTATATCTTTTTACACTGCACCAACTCCTCAAATGGTCGATTTCAGCGGAGCAGGTGGTGCTCCAGGACCAGGAGTTGCTTCTGCTCATACTCACCCAGCATCTAGTTCAGTTCCTGGTGCAATAACTTACAATTGGACAGCTGGTAGTTATAATTTTTCAATTAAGTACGTAGATTTAATTTTGGCAACCAAAAATTAAAATAAGTACATAACTGAGGATTATAATATGCAATTAGAACGTGAGAATTTTTGCCCACTTCTTAAAAAAGAATGTGTTAAATTAAAATGTGCCTGGTTCATGAAAATAGAAGGGTATGATATTAATACCGGCAATAGAGTAGATGAGTGGAATTGCTCTATTGCAATGTTGCCAATGTTACTGATTGAAAATTCAGGGATGCAACGTCAAACTGGTGCAGCCGTAGAAAGTTTCAGAAATGAAATGGTAAAGTCTACAGAAGCAAGTCAACAACTATTCTTAGCAATGGCTACAAATAGATTGGATCAATTACCAAATGATATATTAACTATAGAGGATAAAAATGGAGAGTAAACGTTTAACTGTTATACCAGCTGACTCCACTGTATATAGAGATCAGGGCGTATATGAGTGTGATTTGTCGCAAGCTGGAATTCCAAATAATGTTCATGCATTACAATG